CGCCGTATCGACGCCGATATCGTGGCCCAACTCGACACGGCGACCAACAACCTCGGCGCGGCAATCCAGGCTTCACTGGCTATTGTCGCCAAAGCAATGACGACGCTTGGCGAGAACGAAGTGCCGGTCGAGGAAGAGGACAAGATGTGGGCGGTCATGACGCCCGCGGTCCGGGGTTATCTGATGCAAATCCCGGAGTTCAGCTCGGCGGATTATGTCGAGATGAAGTTCCTCAACGGGCCGATGCGGCGCGTTCGTCGCTGGGCCGGGTTCAACTGGATTTTCCATCCGAACCTGACCGGCGTCGCTGGTGCTTCTGAGAAATGCTACTTCTACCATCAGGACGCCATCGGCAGTGCCTTCGACACGGATGAGGGCCTGAGTACGGCCATCGGCTACGATAGCGAGCAGGACTATTCGTTTGCCCGCGCAACGTCGTTCACCGGGGCGAAGCTCCTGCAACAGTCAGGCATCGTGCAGTTTCTGCATGACGCCTCCGGCATCTAAGGAGGGCTGAGAAATGGCAACGTTCAACAAAAATAACCTCGCCCTTGTTACCCAGGGAATCGCCGGTCACCGTCAGTGGCACTATACCGACACTGGGGTGTTGATTGCGGACGTGCAAGAGGTCGAAGGCTTCTTCACGACCGGTTATGATCACGGCATGCGCCACGGCGATTTCGTTATCCTCACAGAGGGTGACACCGGCACGCACGACACAACCGGCCGCCAGACCGGCGGACGGAAGTCGTATGCGCTTCCGGTGCTGAAGGCCACCGACACCGGTTCGACGCAAGTCACGGTCGGCGCCGGTACGCTGATCGGCGATACTTCGTAGGTCCAACAGGACCCGATCGCTACGCCAACGCGGCGGACGGCTACGGCTGTCCGCCGTTTTCATTTGAGACATGAAAGGACAATGCATGGCTGAGGCCAATGGCACGGACAAGGAACTAGTTTACAGGGTTCGCGATGCGGAGCTGGGGCAGCAGGACGAAGGCTACCACTATGCGCGCGTCGCCTTGACGCTGCCGGTCGGCGTTGCATTCGACGACCTGCTCAAGCCGGAAGCGTGGGCGCAGGTCGCCCATCGGTTCCACAAGAATCCCAACACCAACGAGCCGGATCGGCGCGGCACCATCATCACCGTGCGCACGGTGGATCATGCCTTCTATGCCGAAATGTACGTTCGCGCCGTTGGCGAGCGTGACCTGGAGGTGGAATGCATCGGCCCGGCCGTTGATTCGAAGACGGGCCAGCCCCGCCCACAGTTCTTCGGCCCACCCGCCGCCATGGAAGGCGGCCGGTATGAGGTCCGGTGGAATGTCGGCAAGCGTGGCTTTGACGTGATCCGCCGCAAGGACCGCGAGATCATCGCCGGGGCTGAGAAATTCCAAACCCGCGAGAAAGCCATGCAATGGGTGGCCGAGCTTGAAGGGCAGAGCAAGGCAGCCTGACCATGGGCACGACAAAGCTGGTGCTTTATAACGCCGCACTGCGCGAGATCGGCCAAGCCAACCTGGCGACGTTGACCGACAATGTGGAAGCCCGCCGCGTGCTGGACGACGTGTACGCCGACGTGCTGGGCTTGTGCCTTGAAGAAGGTCAGTGGAACTTCGCCATTCGGACGCTGAAGATCGACAGCGACCCGGACGTGGATCTGGAATTTGGTTGGGATTACGCGTTCGGCAAGCCGACCGATTGGGTGCGGACAACGCGCATCTCCTCGGATGAGGACTTTTCGGACTCGCTTAAGAATTACTCCGACGAGACCGATTATTGGCTTGCGAACATCGATCCGATCTACGTGCAGTTCGTGTCGAGCGAAGCCAGTTTCGGCGGCGACCTGTCGCGGTGGCCGGCGACCTATGGGCGGTACGTGGGGCTGGAATTGGCCGAACGGATCAGCCACCGGATCACGACGAGCAATGAAACGAAGGAGCGCATTCAACTCGACAAGAAGGTCGCCAAGCGCAGCGCGCTCAACAAGGACGCGCTGAACGAAGCGCAGCCACGCTACTGGCCGACCGGTAGTTGGGTGTCAGCCAGGGCGGGATGGCGCTCAGGGCGCGATCGCGGCAGCCGCAAAAACCTGATCGGCTGACATGCCACAAGCAAACGTCGACCTGTTGGCCTTCAATCGGGGGCTTATCTCCCCGTTGGCACTGGCGCGCACCGATGTCGAGCGTATTCGGCTTAGTGCCGAGACGATGGTCAACTGGACGCCCAAAACCCAGGGCGCCATGCGGCTACGGGCCGGTTTGGGCTATATCGGCGCATCGGCCAGCGATAATCCGGCGATGTGGATACCGTTCGTCGCCAGCACGACCGACACCGCATTGCTGGAAATTACCGATCTGTCGATGCGGGTGTGGATCGACGATGCATTGCTCACGCGCGCGAGCGTATCGTCGACCGTGACAACCGGGGACTTTTCGTCAAGCACGGGCTGGACGGAGGACAATGCCGGCGGCGGCGGGTGTTCGTTCGGCGGCTCCGGTCTGACGCTTAACGCCACCAGTCGCGGCGGTCGCGCATCGTGCCATCAGTCCGTCAGCACGTCGAGCGGGGGTACGGAGCACGCGCTGCGGATTGTCGTGGCGCGTGGGCCGGTGACGTTCAAGTGCGGTTCCGTGGTTGGGCGTGACGACTACATAAGCGAGACGACGTTGCGTGAGGGGATTCATAGTCTCGCGTTCACGCCGTCGAGCGCCTACGTCGTGCAGTTTTTGAGTAGCCAGCAGGTGGATAGGATCGTCACGTCGATAGCCGTGGAAAGCTCCGGCGTGGTGACGATTCCCGCGCCGTGGGTGGAAGCCGATCTGGACTTGATCCGGCCGGCGCAATCGGCGGACGTGGTATTCGTCGCATGTCAAGGATACCGGCAACGGCGGATCGAACGGCGTGGGACGGGCCGGTCGTGGTCGCTGGTTAAATACTACACCGACAAGGGGCCATTCAGGGGCAAGACGGCGGACGGCGTGCTGCTCAAGGTCGCCAAGACCTACGGCAACACGACGCTCACGGCGGATCGCAGCTTTTTCACCCAAAATCACGTCGGAGCGATATTTCGTCTGTTCCACAATGGGGCGAAGGGCACATTCATTCTCGGGGGCAACAATCAGTTCATCGATCCGTTTCTGGTGTCAGGCATCACTCCGGACAACGTCAGGGGAGATACCGGCCACGCCGGCGGACGTGATCGCTACTGGACGTATTCGATAACCGGAACATGGTCGGGCACGATCACCATGCAGCGGTCGCTGATCGATCGGGACTTCGGTTACGTCGACGCGCCGCAAAAGGCGACGCCACACGATACCGGCACCGTGGACACCGGGGCGAACCATTCCACGATTGCGGCCAATCAGTCCGAGACGATGGACGATGGCCAGGACAATGTGGACTATTACTACCGCATGGGGTTCAAGGGCGGCGATTACACATCCGGGTCCGCCACCGTCGAGATCGACTATCCCGGAGATGGCGATTACGGTATCTGCCGTGTGGTGACGTACAACTCGGCTACCTCCGTCGCGGTCGAGGTGCTTCAGGATTTCCGCGACACAACTTATACCGATGATTGGGTTGAGGGATCGTGGTCGGATGTCTGGGGCTATCCGACCGCGGTTGCGTTGTTCAACGGGCGTCTGTGGTGGACCGGTGGGGCGCAGCTCTACGGATCGGTATCCGACGACTACCATAATTTCGATCCGACGACGGAAGGCGACGCCGGGCCTATCAACCGGACAATCGGCGAGGGACCGGTCGATACCATCAACTTCATGCTGCCATTGCAGCGGTTGCTTCTTGGGACGGCCGGCAACGAAATCAGCGTCAAGTCGACGACGTTCGACGAGCCGATCACGCCGGGCAACATCAACGCCAAGGAGATATCGACGCAGGGGTCGGCGGCATTGCCGGCGGTGCGGGTCGACAACCGTGGGATTTATGTCCAGCGGTCGCTCAAGCGCGTGTTCGAACTGTTGTGGCAGTTGGAAAACAACGATCACGGATCGGCGGACTTGACCGCGCTCAATCCCGACATTGCCGCAGACACGACCATTACCGGCATTGCGGTGCAGCGACAACCGGACACGCGGGTGCATTTTACCATGGCGGACGGTACGGTCGCGATGCTGAGTTACCAGCCGGTCGATCAACTGCTGTGCTGGTCGAAAGTATCGTCACTTGGAGCCGGCGGGATCATTGAGAAGGTGGTCATCCTTCCGGGGACGCCGGAGGATCAGGTCTATTATCATGTCAAGCGGACCATCAATGGCGGCACGGTCCGGTATCTCGAAAAGCAGGCGCTGGAATCGGAAACGGTCGGTGGCGCGGTGACGAAGCTCGCCGACAGTTTCATTGTTGTGGAGGGCGTCTCCGGTACTACGGTCACCGGTCTTTCGCACGTTGAGGGCGAGGGCGTGGTGGTGTGGGCCGAGGGCAAGTATCAGGGAGAATACACCGTATTGTCCGGCGCGATCACGCTCGACAACGCGGTCACGAATGCCGACGTGGTGGTGGGGCTTGGCTACACGGCGCAGTACAAGTCGACGAAACTGGCCTATGCGGCCGGACGCGGCACGGCTTTGGTGCAGCGCAAGCGGGTGAACTACATCGGGTTGATCCTGGCCGACACGCACTATCAGGGGCTGGAGTACGGCCGCGATTTCGACAACATGGACCCGCTGCCGGCGGTGCGAGATGGGGCGACGGTTTCGGACGACACCATCCATGATGCCTGGGATTTGGATATGACGCCGTTTCCGGGGGAATGGAATACCGATAGTCGATTGTGCTTGCGCGCCACCGCGCCGAAGCCGGTCACGGTTCTGGCGGCGGTGCTATCCGTCAACACTAGTGACAAAGTCTGACGGCGAAACGCCGATTGTGCGTCCCGCGACGATGGCCGACGTGCGACGCTATTATGGCGATGGCAGGACGATGCCTACGGTGGATGCGGTTGTCGGAGAGTTGAACGGCGAATTGATCGGCATCGGCGGGTTCGCTCATATCCAGGGCAGGATCGTTGGGTTCATGGATTTGCGTCCGGCGGCAAGGCCGTGGGTCATTCATTTGTACCGTGCCGTGCGGAGTTATATGCGCAAGGCGCGCGAT